GGTTCGTTGACCGTGGACAGCACGACTGATTCCAGCAGCACGACCACTGGTTCGATTCAGACGGACGGCGGCGTGGGCATCGCCAAGAAGCTGTTTGTCGGCCTGGACGCCAACATTTACGGCATCACCGTAGGCCGTGGCGCGGGTGCAGTGTCTACCAACACTGCGGTGGGCAATACGGCGCTGGCTGTAAATGCAACAGGTTCTCGCAATACTGCTGTTGGCTATTTTGCGGCTCTATACACTACAGGTTCAAGTAACACTGCTGTTGGTATTTCTACTCTTGCTGGTTCAAGCGGCACTGCAACAGGAAGCGCTAACACCGCTATTGGTGATGCCGCCCTTACAGGCAACACCTCTGGCTCAAACAATACAGCCGTAGGCGTAAATGCCCTTAACGCCAACACCACCGCATCTGGCAACACTGCAGTTGGGTATCAGGCGGCATACAGCAACACTACCGCAACTGAGAATACTGCAATTGGCAGAACTGCTCTTTATTTTACTACTACGGGGGGTGCTAACACTGCTGTTGGTCTTGATGCTCTGTACACTAACTCAACTGGTTCTGCCAACACAGCAGTTGGTGTTGCCGCAAATAAACTGAACACGACAGGTACGCAAAACGCAAGTTACGGCGTATTTGCGTTGCTGTACAACTCCACCGGTTCGTACAATTCGGCTCTTGGTTCTGGTGCTTTGTTCAACAACACCACCGCCAGCAACAACACTGCTGTAGGTTATCAGGCAGGGTACAGCAATACCACAAATGGTTTTAGCACCTTTGTTGGTTATCGTGCAGGCTATTCCAGCACAGGAGGTGACAACGATGCGTTTGGCGCTAATGCGCTATACAGCAACACCACAGGAAACTTAAATACCGCTTTTGGTGAAAATTCCCTAACTGCCAATACCACTGGTTCTAGCAATTCAGGTTTTGGCACCAATACCTTGTATTCAAATACAACGGGTTTATACAACATTGCAATTGGCCGTGACGCCCTTCGCTCCAACACCACCTCCTCCACCAACACTGCTGTTGGTTATCAGGCGGGGTATAGTAATACGACTGGACGATTAGATGCTTTTGGTTCGCAAGCCTTGTACTCAAATACGACTGGGCTTTATAACAAGGCGTTTGGTGATTCGTCCCTTTTGAGCAATACAACTGGTAGTAGTAATAACGCTTTTGGCGGTTCTGCGCTAAGAAGTAATACCACTGCTGATTCTAATTCGGCTTTTGGCGAAAGTGCGCTCAGACTAAACACAACGGGTTCGTACAACACGGCTTTTGGCGCTTTTGCGCTTCAAAGCAACACCACCGCCTCTGGCAACACTGCTGTGGGGTATCAGGGCCTGTATTCCAATTCATCGGGCACTGGGAATGTAGCGTTGGGCTACCAAGCCTCTTATGGTTTAACTACCGCACCGGGAACAACTGCGGTTGGGTATCAAGCCAACTATACGGGGCAGACTGCTGGAAACGGGTCGTCCTGCGCTTTTGGCTATCAAGCGTTGTTCAACAATGCGAATGCTAATGATGCGTTTGGGTATCAGTCTCAAATGGCTACCACTTCGGGATACTTCAACGTCTCGGTTGGTTTTTATTCTTTGAAAGCAAATACCACAGGCACTTTTAATACGGGTATAGGTGCTTATGCTCTTTACAGCAACACCACAGGCGCTCAAAGCACTGCGGTGGGGTATCAGGCTTTGTATACCAACAATGCAAACAACAGTGCATTTGGCTATCAGGCTGGTTACTCGCTCACCACTGGCTCGGCAAACACAATCATTGGCCGTGCCGCTGGTTTTTCTCTTACCACTGGAAACTACAACAACACCCTTGGCAACAACGCCCTGACCACGGCAACCACAGGTTCTGGCAACGTGGCTATTGGTGAAGGCGCTTTGTTTGCGGTCACCACCGGAACTACCAACACTGCTGTGGGCAGTTTTGACGGCTCTCGTAACTCTGCTGGTCGTTTCTTGACCACTGGTAGTTACAACACCTTCATTGGCAATCAGTCTGGTGGTTCAATTACTACTGGCTCTAAAAACACCATCATTGGCTCTTATTCAGGCAACCAAGATAACCTCGACCTCCGCACTTCCAGCAACAACATCGTGCTGTCCGACGGAGATGGGTTCCCATTTCTTGGTAGTTTACCCAATTCTATTGGGCCTTTTCTTAACGCCTCTGGAACATACACGCAACTTTCTTTCACCAACGCAATGACACAAAAAGCGGCCATCTGGTGGGATAACAGTTTGTTGCGCTTGCAAACATATACGGGGACGACAAACGGCCCGTATATTGCACAAAATGGGACTTCTTGGACTAACAGTTCAGACGCGCGTCTGAAAAATATTACCGGTGAAATTCAAAACGGGCTTACAAAAGTTTTGCAACTTCGTGCGGCCGAATTTACATGGAAAACAGACCCGGAATCTAATCCTCAAGTTGGCTTGATTGCTCAGGATGTTTTGGCTGTTTTGCCTGAAGCAGTTAATGTTCCACAAGAGGGCGCAACTGAAAAAGATGGTTCGCCTGCCATGATGGGCGTACAGTACAACGATGTAATCCCATTGCTTGTGGCGGCGATCAAAGAACTGAAATCTGAACTCGACTCGGTGAAAGCCGAACTTGCAACCCTGAAAGGAAACTGAAAATGACAACTTTTACCACCACCATCAACGCAATGTACACGCTTGACACCCCCGATCCGGGGTTCGTGGTCAACGTCCTGTGGACAGTGACCGGCGTGGACGGCCAGTACACCGCCAACATTCCCGGCAACAGCCAGTTCACCATGCAAGAGGGTACGTTCATCCCCTACGATCAACTCACCCCAGAAATCGTTATTGGTTGGATTCCAGCCTCCGACATTGCAAGTGCTCAAGCCTGTGTGCAGGGTCAGATTGATTCCATGATCACGCCCCCTGTGTCACCGCAAAACACGCCGCTGCCCTGGCCTGCGGCATAATGTTTATGGGGTTCCATCGCTGCCCCATTTCAGCGATGCTTTGGAGAAAAATCCATGAATGATGAAGTCAAAATCAGCCTGCAACTCGTGAACGGCATCCTGCAGTACCTGGGTACTCGCCCCTACGGCGAAGTGTTCCAGATCGTCAATGCCATCCACGGTGAAGTGCAGCCGCAAATCCCAATGCCTGCCGCTGTGGCAGCACCTTCCGATGAAGCTGCAAAGCCCGTCACGGACGCTGCCTGACGGCAGCATCGAGCCCGCACACACCGTGGAAGTCTACTGCGGTGCGTGCGGCTACGACCTGGATCAGTCCGAAATCGACGCAGACACCTGCGCCGATTGCGGGCAACCACTGAACTTGCAACAGTCAGTGGCGATCGAGATCACGACGGTCCCTGCTGCATCGGGAGCGACTATGTAAGGACTCGAATGTTTGCTCTTGAAGACGCCTCCAAGACCATCGGCCTAGTCACCGCTTCTATCGCGATGATCGGGGGCGGATGGACACTTGCCGACAAGGTAGGCGTCTTCAGGAAAGACATTTTAGAGTGGGCACCGGAGCATTTTCACATCAGTGATGGCCCTGCCAACGGAGAGTTCAAAGCGGTTGTCGCCCGCAAAAAGAATCGCGATGATTGCGAAGTAACCAGCTTCAAGCTGGAAGTGCGTGATGCAGATTTTGTCGTGCATCCTGCTCTGCCAAGCATTGCCACTTTCTCAGGTCCTGCTTCCCCTGAAGTTGACAAGTTTGGCTACAAGTTCAAACTGGACACTGCCCAGCCTATTGCCGCTGGGGCGGCCACTTTGCTGGCCCACATCAAATACAAATGCCCTGAGGGTGAAGTGGTGGTGAACTACCCCAACCACAAAAACCTCAGCTTCAACATCAAGGGGTAAAAATGCCTATTCCTGCACTGCTGGCACCCCTCCTGTCCCAAGGCCTGAGCCTGATTGGCAATGCCGTCATGGCCAAGGGCAAAGACTGGGTCGAGGAAAAGACCGGCGTCAAAATTGAGCCCAATATGTCCGACAAGGACCTTCTCACGCTTAAGCAGTATGAGATGGACCACGAGGAGGAGCTGCTGCGCCTTCGCATTGAAGACAATAAGCTCGACCTGGAAGCCTTCCGCGAGGAGGTCAAGGACCGCGACAGCGCCCGCGAGCGCGATGTCGAGTTCATCAAACGCGGCATGACCAACAACCGCGCCAACCTGATGTTCTTCTTGGCTGTTGTGATGGTCGGCGCAATGGTCTGGATTGTCTGGAAAGACCAGAGCATCAACGAATACGTCAAAGGCATCTTCACCTTGGTCCTGGGCCGCTTCCTGGGCTACCTGGACAACATTTACTCCTTCGAGTTTGGCACCACACGTGGCTCCAAAGAGAAGGATGAGACCATCAAACAGCTGACGAATGGAGGCACAAAATGAGCCTGGTCCGTGAGCAATGTGCCTTTCTGCGTGACGTTGGCAAGCTCGTTGAGTTCGCCTGCTCCCAGGGCTTTCTGGTGACCGCCGGCGAGCTCTACCGCACCCCTGAGCAGCAGCAGATTTACGTCAAGACTGGCCGCAGCCAGACGATGAACTCGCTGCATTTGAAGCGCCTGGCGGTGGACTTCAACTTCTTCCTGGACGGCAAGCTGGTCTACGACAAGAAGGTCCTGGCCCCGATCGGGGCCTACTGGGAGTCGCTGCATCCGCTCAATTCCTGGGGCGGAAATGGCCTCAAACTGGTCGACACGCCGCACTTCAGCCGAGGTGATGGCAAGCCTGAATGGAGACGTGTAACATGAAAAATACCCCTGTATGGGACAAAAAGCGCCCCAAGAGCCTTGGAAAACCCAAGGCTTTGACGCCTGCAAAGAAGGCCGCCGCCAAGCGCGCAGCCAAGAAAGCGGGCCGTCCGTACCCCAACCTTGTTGACAACATGCGCGCTGCGAAGGGCTGATATGGCACTCCTCAGACTGTTCCTCAAGCCTGGCGTTGACAAGCAGAACACCGAATACGGCGCTGAAGGCGGCTGGGTGGACAGCGACTACGTGCGCTTTCGCTACGGCCTGCCAGAACAAATCGTAAGGTTTATGCTTTCTACGGTGGCGCATGGTCTGACATCACGCCCATTCGGGCTACTGGCTCTTGCACTTTTGACACCACCAACGGCCTGACCACAGTGACCGTGAACGACGTGGCGCATGGCGCAACAGAGGGCGACTTTGTCACCTTCAGCAGCGTCACTGGCAACCCAGGAGGTATTCCCAATGCTGACCTTACCAATGAGTTTGAAATCCAGTCAGTGCCTGACCCTGACCACTACACCATCATCTCGCCGACCCAAGCGACCTCAACGGCAGCAGCGGCCGGCGCGGCCACAGCGACCTACCAGATCAACGTCGGTGGCGACATCAGCTTCGTAGACTTCGGATGGGGCACTGGTACCTGGGGTCTGTACACCTGGGGCACGCCGCGCCCTGCTTCTGCGTCCCTGTCCCTCTTGGCACGGGTCTGGCAGTTTGACAACTACGGCGAGAACCTGATCTTGCAGCTCGTGGATGGCGGCATCTACGAGTGGGCCCCAAGCGGGGGCCTCGGAACGCGGGCCACGGCCATTGCAGGCGCGCCCACCAAATCCAAGTTTGCACTGGTCTCAACCCCTGACAGGCATCTGGTGTGTTTTGGCACGGAGTCCACAATAGGTGACCCAACAAGCCAGGACCCGATGTACGTGCGCTTTTCTTCGCAGGAAAACATCAACGACTTTGTGGCCACTGCAACCAATACAGCTGGTGGCCAGCGCTTGACTGACGGCAACGAGATCATCTCGGCGCTGCGTTCACGCGGCCAAATCCTGATTTGGACTGACACGTCAATCCATGGTCAGCAATACCTTGGGCCGCCCTACACCTTTGGCTTCCAGCAGTTGGGTGCCAACTGCGGCATCATCGGCCCGCACGCGTCTGCTGACGTGAACGGTGTGGCGTATTGGATGAGCAAGGACGCGTTCTTTGTGTTCGACGGTACGGTCAAGAAGATTCCCTGCACAGTGCAGGACTATGTCTTTGAAGACCTGAACATTGCGCAGGCCACTTCAGTGAACGTGGGCATCAACACCCAGTTCAACGAGGTGACGTGGTTCTATCCATCCTTGAGCAGCGACTACATCAACCGCTTTGTGACTTACAACTACATGGAAAACGTGTGGTCGATTGGTACCATGGCGCGCACTGCCTGGACGGACATCGGCACCTTTGAAAAGCCTTTGGCTACAAAGTACGATCCACTAGACACCGAGGCCACCATCACGCCAATCTACGGCCTCACAGCAGGCCGCAGTCACTTGTACAACCAGGAAGACGGTGTGGATGCCAATGGCGAGCCCATCGAGGCCTATGTGTACTCAGGCTACTTTGACATCGGCGATGGTGACCAGATGATGCTGATGCAGAAGTTTATCCCCGACTTCAAGCGCCAGGTTGGCGGTATTGTTGTGCACCTGCGTTTGCGCCCCTATCCACAGGCCTCTGCTGTGCCGAGTTCCTTGGACCCTTATCCAATCCTGCCAGAGACGGAGTTTGTCAGCACGCGTGCGCGCGGCCGCCAGATTCAGTTGCGCATTGAAAGCGATGAGTTGGGGGGCTGGTGGCGCTTTGGCACGATGCGCGTTGACATCCAACCGGATGGCCTTCGATGAGCAAGATCAACAACGTCCGCCTGCCCAACGCGTCGCCGTCGGGCTACGACCCAGCGCAGTTCAACCAGTTGGTGCGCTCGCTCGAGCAGGTGATCTTCCAGCTGAACAACACCTACACGCCCACCACCAGCGACAACGTCAACCAGGCTGTGTCGTTCTACGAAGGCGGGGGCAACAATGCTGCGGTGAACGTCGGTCAGAACACACTGTTGCCCTACGGCTCCTACTACAGTAGTCTGGACCAGACCGCAGCGGTCATCAACACCGGGTATGGTGTGACCTTGAATAACACAGTGACGTCGTATGCAACCTATGTCGGCACTCCGACATCCCGTGTGTACGTCGACGTAGCAGGAGCCTACAACTTCGAGTTCTCGTTGCAGTTGGACAAGGCGGCTGGCTCGACTGGGTACATTTGGATTTGGGCCAGGGTCAACGGAACAGACATCGCAGACAGCGCCACTCGGTTGGCGATCCAGGGTACTTCTGCTGAGACAGTTGCGGCGTGGAACTTTTTGTTGGACCTCAACTCAGGCGACTACTTTGAGCTGATGTGGGCGGTGGATGACACCAACATCCAAATTACAGCGGAACCCGCAACAGCCTTTTGCCCTGCCATTCCGTCAGCGATCTTGACGGTCACCTATGAATCTGCATTGAGGTAATCATGGCCAATAAATATTTCCGAAAAGCGCTGATCCCGAGTGCAGCCACAGA